AGATCATAAGTTAATGAAAAAGTATCTTAACGATCCTGATAACGCTTTCTTACGCACAACACCAACGAGGCTATAACTATGTGGCTACACAATCCAGGACAAGCAGGAGCAACACAAACAAACTTTGCTCCAATTAACGATAAAGTATATTACGTTTCTCGTAGATAATGGCTATATCAAACTATACAGAACTACAGACTGCTGTTGCTAACTGGTTAGACAGGGATGACTTGTCAGCCAGAATACCAGAGTTTATAGAGTTATGCGAGGCTCGATTTAATCGAACCTTGCGTATTCGTGCTATGGAGACTTTGGATGAGTCAGTAGATACTGTAGCAGGGACTAGCACTATAGCATTGCCAACAGGGTATATTCAAATGAGAGATATTCATTTGATTGCCGACCCTATAGTTCAATTGCAATATGTTACTCCAGAAATTTATAACAGAATCTATGCGGGTAGTTCTTCTGGAAAACCTCAAGTATATACTATTATTGCAAACAATATAAAATTTGGGCCTACTCCAGATGTAGTTTATGATGTAAGTATGCTTTACTATAAAAAGTTTGACGCATTAAGTGATAGTAGCCCTACCAATTGGGTAATTACTAATGCACCAGATGTGTATTTGTATGGCGCTCTTTTAGAGGCTGAACCGTTCTTAATGAACGATCAAAGGATTCAGTTGTGGGCTACCGCTCTAACAGAGTCTATGACAAAGATACAAGAACAGGATCAAAAAGATAGGCACTCTGGTTCTGCACTTAGAATAATGAACACAAGCGGGTATTACTAATGGCACTAGAAAGCGCAAATTATTTAAACGGATTAGTTGACACTAACCCTGCCGCTACAGATAATGTAAGTCAAGGTGACGATCATCTTAGGCTTATTAAAAAGGTATTAAAAGATTCTTTTCCTTCTGTAGATGCGGCTGTTAACGCAATTCATACTTCAGCATCAGCACCTTCAACATCTATTTCAGCAGGTCTTATCTGGTTTGATACAACAAACGATTTACTAAAGATTAGAAACGAAGCAAATGATGCTTGGATAACTTTAGCGGTATCACCACTAACATCTAACAGTGTAGACATTGACGCAGGTTCTATTGATGGAACCCCTATTGGGGCTACTACTGCATCTACTGGTAAGTTTAGCAGTGTTAACGTAGCGGGTGATGGAGCAACGGTTACAGGAATTAAAGATGAAGATGACATGGCTTCCGATTCTGCTGTTAAACTTGCTACACAACAGTCAATCAAGGCGTATGTTGATTCACAAGTTACAGCACAAGATTTGGATGTTATATCTGATAGCGGCACTATTGATATTGATCTTGATTCAGAAAGTCTAACTGTTACTGGTGGCGAAGGAATTGATACTTCAGCAACAGGGACAACGCTTACAATATCAGGGGAAGACGCATCTACATCTAACAAAGGTGTAGCATCATTTAACTCTGATAACTTTGCGGCATCTTCTGGTGAAATTACAATCAAGGATGGTGGTGTAGCCAATGCTGAATTAGCAGACATGGCGGCTAACACAGTAAAGGTTAGAGATGCTAACTCAAGCGGTGCGCCTTCTGATAAAGCAGTAGCAGACACTCAGATTCTTATTGGTGATGGTACTGGATTTACAGCCGCCGCATTGTCTAATGATGCTACTATGGCTAACACTGGTGCGGTTACTGTAACAGGTATACAAGGCAAGTCAGTATCCTCAACAGCGCCTACTAACGATCAATACATGAAATATTCGTCTGCCTCTAACGAGTGGCAGATGGTATCAATTGTAGGTACAGACAAACTAACTACAAAGGGTGATCTACTTGTATACAATACAGTAGACTCTGAAACAAGACTTCCAGTTGGAACTACTGACTATGCTGTAATTGCAGACCCTTCGGCTACTAATGGTTTAGCATGGAAACAGGTTGCTACTGCAACTATTGCTGATGACGCTGTTACTGCGGATAAACTAGCAGACACAGCGGTTACCCCCGGAAGTTACACTGCATCATCTATTACGGTAGATCAGCAAGGTCGTGTTACAGCGGCAAGCAGTGGTACATTAAACTTTGTAGATAAAACATCTGCTACAGGTTCAGCCGTACTACCTGCGGGTACTACTGCACAACGAGATGGATCACCATCAGCAGGGTACATTAGATACAACAGCACTACAGGAAGTTTTGAGGGGTATGGGGCCGCTTGGGGTAGCATAGGTGGTGGGGCTACTGGAGCAGGTGGAGATGAAATATTTTACGAGAATGAAACAAACGTGACAACAAGTTATAGTATAACAACAAATGAAAACGCTGTCAGTGCAGGGCCAATCACTATTGATGCAAGTGCTACTGTTACTGTTCCTAGCGGATCAACGTGGGTGATCGTATGAGCACTATTAATGTAAACGCCATCGACAAAGAATCTGGCTCAACGCTTACGTTGGGTGGATCGGGTACAACCGTACAGCCACACGCATCAGCAACGGTGTCTGGGTTTGGTTTGTTTTCATCTTACGCAATTATTGCAGATCAAAAATCATCTGGTACTGATGGTGGTACTGCAACGTCTGGCTCTTGGCAGACAAGGGATTTAAACACCGAAATTGCTGACCCTGATGGCATTGTTTCAATTTCAACAAATCAATTCACACTCTCCGCAGGAAATTATTTGATTACATGGTCAGCACCCGCAGGAGATACAAGGGGGCATCAGAGTCGTTTGTACGATGTTACTGGAACTGCGGAAATTGGCGTTGGAACAAGCGAATATTCGTACACCGATTACGATGGCGAAACTCGTTCCATGGGAGCGTTAAGAGTTACCCCAAGTGGATCAAATGTTTATCGCATAGAGCATCGCGTCAACACGACTAAAGCGGATCGAGGTTATGGCACAGGCACTGGTTGGGGTACTGAGCAATACACCACTGTTGAAATCTACAAGGAGGCTTAATGTCCAGTCTACTAAAAGCAAATTCGATCTCAGCCGCAACTGGTTCGACGGTCACGATCCCATCAGGCACGACTCTCGACATTGCATCGGGTGCCACGATTGACGCGACAGGCGCAACCGCAACTGGGTTTGGAGTTTCAAATATTGTTACCGCTGTTTCTCGCGCAACAGATCAGACAGTAACAAAAAACGCAATTACAAAATTTCAGTTTAATGTTGAGGATGCCGATCCCGAAGGTTGGTTTGACTCATCAACAAATTATAGATTTCAACCAGATCAATCGGGAAACTACCTTGTAATGGTTTCTTTGTTTTCATCAAATGCCGCTTCAAGCGGAGACGTGATTAACGGATACATCTATAAAAATGGTTCTGAAGTTTTTTCAGCGGAATTTGATAAAGCAAATTACGATTTTGTAAACACCAATGTATTTTTTTCTTGGGTCAGTTTAAACGGATCATCTGATTACATTGAAATTTATGCACGTTGGGGAGCGAACGGAACTCTTACTTTTAAAGGTGAAAGTTTTAATGGGGCGGTTCATAAAAACAACAGAGCAATTTTTGTGAGGATGTCATGATTACCTCAGACGGATTAGAAAAATTAGGCTTCACGCCGAACGTTGATTTCGTTCTGCAAGACGATGGTAACGGCGTTTACATCAAAGAATGGAATAGTGCATCGCCACAACCTACCGAAGCAGAAATCGAAACCGCACACGCCGAATGGCAAGCGGAATACGATGCACAAGCATACGCAAGAGCAAGAGCAGAAGCATACCCATCTTGGCAAGAACAAATGGACATGATGTTTCACGATCAAACGGAAGGCTCTCGCACTTGGTTAGATGCAATCGAAGCCGTTAAGGAGGCATATCCAAAATGAGTGAAGTAAAAACGGAAAAACTTTCCCCTCGTGTTACCTCCTTACAACTAGGCGATAGCGGTGACACATTCACCGTACCGTCAGGGGCAACGCTAGATGTAAATGGAACTTTAGACGTAACGGGTGCAACTGTAACAGGTTTATCAGCGGGCAAAGTGTTGCAAGTTTTGTCCATGACTTACAACACAGAAACTTATTCAACTTCAGCAACTTTTTCTGACACAGGTTTAACGCTTGCGATTACGCCTAGCGCAACCTCATCAAAAGTATTTGTATTAGCGCAAATTAAAACTACTGGTCTAGATAATAGTAGTAGCAGAGGTGGCAAGGTTGGTTTACAAATCTTAAAAAGTTCCTCAATTATTTACGGGCCAATTGAAACTGCTGTTCATATAAATAATTCTGTTACAAACGAAAACCGCATGAGTCAAAACTGGACTCAATTACAGTATTTAGATTCTCCGTCCACCACATCTGCAACAACTTACAAGTTGCAATTTAACTGTAACGATGATGGGGCATGGGCCAATGCTGATGGTGGAATGGGAATATTTACTTTGATGGAGATTGGCGCATGACCAGACAAGAACAAACAGCAATAACAAACTTGTATAGCCAAGTTGTATTAATTCGTGGTGATGATTGTTTCGATGATGACGGAAATTCCGTAGAAATTAATCAGTCTCTTGTCGATGAGGAAGTCGCACGATTGCAAGCAGAGCAAGACGCCACCCAATACCAACGTGATAGACGGGCTGAGTATCCACCTATTGACGAACTAATAGTTGCTCTATGGGAAGGCGTTGTAGAAGAACGCATGGCATCTGTTACTGCGTTGGAAGGACTGCGACAGGCAGTTAAAACGAAGTATCCTAAACCATAATGGCATTAATACCAGTAGATACATCTGGGCAACTAGGAATTGTAAAGGATATATCCCCTTTTCAATTACCTGCTAATGCGTGGTCTGACGGTAATAATGTTAGGCTAGAGCATGGGGCTGTAATGAAGTCTCCGGGATATTCATCAGTTATTGAAACCTGTCCTATCGCACCTTATTACATTACTCAAATAAAGGCAGGTACTGCTGAGTATTGGGTTGTTGCAGGTCTTAACAAAATATATGTACACAATGGAACATCTTGGACTAACATCACAAGGCAAAATGTTTTAACTGTAAATGGGGCTATACTAGCAGGTGCCTCTTCTATTACAGTAGATACAGGCTCTGTACTTACATCATTGTCTGCAACTGGAACTTTAAAAATTGGTTCTGGTTCAACATATGAGGTGTTAACGTATTCAGCAAGAAATACGAGTACAGGTGTAATTACCTTAACAGGTACTACATCTTATGCTCACGCTGATGGAATTAATGTAACCCCATTAAACGCTACCACATCTGATAATAATTATTCTGCAACTGCTTCTGAAAACTGGGTATCAACAGTTATTGGTGGCGTTCTTATTTTAACTAACAATTTTGATCCACCTCAAGAGTGGACTTTATCTAGTGGTGCGCCGTCAGTATCTAACAAACTAGGTGATTTAACTAACTGGCAATCAGGCATACTATGCAAATCTATTAGATCGTTCAGGTCTTTTTTAATTAGTTTAAATATTACAAGATCAGGAACACCTAACTCTAGGGTTGTTAAATGGTCTACTGAGGCTCCAGTAAACGGAGTACCTTCATCTTGGGATGAAAACGATGCTACAGTAGATGCAGGTGAGTATTCTTTAGAGGATACTAAGGGCGCTATTCTTGATGGTCTTCCGTTGCAAGACACTTTTATGATTTACAAAGAAGATTCTATATATGCAATGACATATGTAGGAACTCCTTTTATATTTGCTTTTAGGCAGATATCTCCTAATGTTGGTATTCTTGCAAAAAACTGTGTTACCGAATTTGATGGTGGTCATTTTATATTTGGTAATGGAGATATGTACATTAATGATGGGCAACGTATAAAAAGTATTTTGCCTCACAAGATGCGAGACTACTTGTTTTCTTACATTGATGGCGATCAATATAAAAAATCATTCTGTGTTACAGACTACAACAGGTCTGAAGTCCTTGCTTGTTTTCCTTCCGCTGACAATATTACAGGTCAAGTAGACAAAGCATTAGTTTGGAATTGGCATGAAAATACTTTTTCACTTAGAGACTTGCCTGACCTTGGTTACATTGCTTACGGCACAATTAAAGATGAAACTGCTTTATCGACTTGGGCAACCGCAACTCCAACGTGGACTACTGTAGATGGGCGATGGGCATCTAACTGGAACACTGTAGAAAATGTTCTTGTGTTTGCTTCTCCAACTAATACAAAAGTATACAGGGATAGAGTTGGCTTTAAGGCTGATGGAGTTAATATGCGTTCTTACATTGAACGTACAGGTTACACTATGGATGAGCAAAATGCTCCAGACCAATCAAGCGTTAAACACATTAAAGCAATTTGGCCTAAAGTAACAATAGACAAAAATGAAACAGTTGATGTTTATATTGGAACACAAATGTCTACTGAAGAAGCGGTAAGTTGGGAAGGCCCAATACAATTTAACCCAGACTCTCAATCTAAAATTTCATGTAGGGCTACAGGAAAACTGTATGGTATTCGTATTGAATCTGATAGTGACGCAGAGTGGAGATTAGAAGGTTTGGCTTTTGAAGTGCAAAACTCTGGACGAAGAGGTAGCAGGGCTTACTAATGTCTATACCTTCAAAAACTGTTAAAAGCGTAACTTACTATCAGCCCGGATCTATACCAGAAAATCCAGAATACTTAGGTGAGTTTGTTATTAGAGAGTTAAATAAACTGGGCGACATTATATATAACGTGGCTCAACTAAGATTAGAGCAAACTAATGTTGAACCAGAAAAACCTAGAGATGGTGATATAAGATATGCGGATGGTACGAATTGGAACCCCGGTGGCGGTGTTGGTATTTATGCTTACATTGGCACTGCTTGGACAAAACTTTCCTAATGTATATGCAGACTATAAGTCTACATTTCTAATAGAAAGAGATAAGTACAGTACATTAAACTGGCTGTCAGATGAGACAAGCAATCATTGGCGTGACGTAGTTATAGAAAAGTTAAACGCTAACGGTGATACACACGTTGATGTAATGGCTAGAAGTTATGACTCTTCGTTTAAAGAGGTAAGTAGTGTTAATAGAGTTGCTTGGCGTGATCGTCTTACTAGGTTGCGTAATAAAAATCTGGCTCCTGTAATGTGGCTTATATCTGATGACAGTCCACAAGCCTACAAGCAGGGACTACAGAATCAAATAGACTATCAGAATCAAGTAGTAGATGCAGTAGATGATCTTGTTAGCCATTACGTTGTATGCCTTGAGTGCGATGAGTATTACTCAGCACAAGAAGTAAACGTACTAATACAAAACCTTAGAAACAAAGGTGTTAACAAACCTATTGGTGTACACCTAACCCCCGGAGTCAAACCTGAATACTATGCTCAAGCAGACGTTATCTATTTGCAAACTGGTTTTAACCTGAGTGAGTCACAATTCAGAAAAAGTATCGAAGAAGCACTTAGGCTTGGTAAGCCAGTTGTCGTATCTGAGTACCACCTCAACGGAACAAGCGCATTGGCAAAAAGGTATGGAGACATTGCTTGCTCGTACAAGGGAGTTGTGGGAACTGGAAACGGCAGAGGATCAGCAACCTGCGAAACAATGCAGTGGGATCAAGGACAAACAACCAAGTC